TAAGTCGCGGGTTACTTACTACCCATTTTCTTTTCGAAAGGAAGATTGATATGCCATTGCTGCGAGAAGAAGCCGACAAGCTGAGTAACAATCAGCTGGTCGCAGGCGTGATCGAGGAAATCATCGACAAGGATGAGCTCTTCGCGCTCCTGCCGTTCGTCGGCATCAACGGAAAGGCTTACGTTTACGATCGCGAGAACACGCTGCCGGACGCAGAATTCTACGACGTGAACGACGAGCTGGATGAATCGGCTGGCACGTTCACCGAGGTCGTGGCGAAGCTGCGCATCCTCGCCGGTGACGTGGACGTCGACAAGTTCCTGCAGGAAACCGAGTCCGACACGAACGATCAGCGCGCGACGCAGATCGGTCTGAAGGCGAAGGCTGTGGGCCGCAAGTTCAAGCGCACCATCGCGCAGGGCAATGCGACGGTCAACACGAAGGAATTCGACGGTCTGCCGCAGCTGGTGTCGGCCCCGATGACCATCCAGGCCGGCGGCGCTGCCAACGGCACCGCGCTCACGCTGAACATGCTCGACGAGCTGTCGGATGCCGTGATCAACGGCGCTGATGCGTTCGTGATGCGTGCGGGCACGATCCGCGCCTACCGCTCGCTGCTGTATGCAACCGGCGGTATCCAGCCGGCAATGGTCGAGATCCCGAATTTCGGCCAGGCAGTGCTGGGTCACAACGGGATTCCGATCCTGCGTAACGACTGGCTCGCCGCGGACGAAGACATGGGCACGAACAGCAACACCTGTTCGATCTATGCGATTCGCCTGAACGAGCTGGACGGCTTCCACGGCCTGTGGGGCGGCAAGGAAGCGGGCATTCGCGTGGAAGACATCGGCACGGTCCAGAACAAGGACGCCGACCGTATCCGCGTGAAGTGGTATTGCGGCTCGGCGCTGAAGTCCACGCGCTCGCTGGCGCGTCTGCAGGGCATCACGAACATCTGAGTTCGTGGCGATGAGTAAGTCACAAGTGACTTACATCGCGTAAAATAAAGGGCATGGGCTTAACGGCTCATGCCCTTTTCTCTTGAGGAAGACAGCACATGAAGATTCGATTGTTGCAACCCGGCTGGGAAACCTTCACGGGCAATTTTGGCGGTGTCGAGTTCGTCGACGGCCTGTCCGTCGCCGACGCCAACACGCGCGAAGCCTCACGTCTTGCCAATGTGGTGCGCTGCGAGCTGGAAGACGGCTCGAACCCGAGCGCGTCGCAGGTGGCACTGGACAGCCAGGGCACCGTGATGCAGGTCGGCGACGACCGCGCCCCGGCCCCCGCACCGGTCAAATACAGCCGCGAAGCGTTGGAAGAGATCGCGGGCGCCAAGGGTATCAAGGGGCTGCGCGAAGTAGGCGACCCGCTGGGCGTAAAGGCGAGCGGCATCGCTGACCTGATCGACGCGATCCTGAAGGCACAGCAGCCTGTGGTGGCAGAAGCGCCGGCCGCCGTGGTTGAGCCTGTCGCTGAAACCGTCGCACCGGCCGCGGAGTAACGCATGGACAAGTTTCTCGCCGGGGCAGACGTCACCGTGACGATCCCCCTCGTGGATAGCGCGGGCAACGCGATCACGCCGGCCTCGGCGAGTTACCGCTTGCTCGATGAGAACGGCACCGTGCTGATCGACACGCTGCCCGTGCCGTATCTGGACCCGGACGGCGGGCCGCTCGGCATTCTGGTTGGTGCGGAGCTCAACACACTGCCAGCGGGCGCAATCCGCGCGCTGCGCACGGTCGAGGTGCTGGCAAAGACTGACGCCGGCACGCGCCTTCTGGGCGCGAGCTACGTGATCGAGGCGACCGAGCCGCTTGTGCCCGGCACCAACTCGTTCCAGACCATCAACAAGGCCGAGCTCGTCGCGCTGGACATCCCGAACCTGAACGGCTGGGGCAACGCCTCGCGTGATGAACGGGTCGCGGCCATGATCCAGGCCCGCCTGAACATCGGCCAGATGAGCTACCGCTACCGCTGGTCCGAGAACTGGCAGAACTTCATCTACCCGGAGTTCGGCATCTACTCGATCATCCAGTTCACGCAGGCGCAATACATGTCGCTGCCGATCGACTTCCGGCAGACGTGCGAGCGCGCCCAGATCATCGAGGCGGACGACCTGCTCGGCACCGACCCGGTGCTCGCCAAGCGCGCGCAGGGCATCGTGTCCGAGACCGTGGGTGACTCCACCACGATGTTCAGCCCCGTGCGCCCGGCGCGGCAGCTGCTCTGCCCGCGTGCGATGCACGAGCTTGCGCGCTACATCGTCAAACGCATCCGGCTCTCCCGCTCATGAAAAACGTCATCATCGACACGATGGGCGAGTTCGCCGCGCAGCAGATCACGGGCTACCAGACGGCGCTCGCGGGTCTGGTGTCCGACGCCATGAACCCGGTCGCGCCCACGCGCCGGGAGTTCGCCGCCAGCGTGCAGCGTCTTCAGGCTTCGTGCCTGAGTGCGCTCGCGCAGGTGTTCGACACGGCCGTCGGCGAGGTGTCGCAATCGGGCATCGTGAATGCAGACCCCGAGGCGGGCCTCGTCGTGCGCACGCAGATCGCGACCGACGCCCAGCAAGGCCGCAACGCTGCGCTCGGCACGGTTGCCCAGGCGCTCGCGCGCGACGCCGAAGCCGCCCAGTCCCGCGTGCGTGACTTCGGCCTGAAGGTGCAGCTGCTCATGGGCGCGGGCGGGCGCAGCTACAGCTCCGCGGTGATCGCGGCGAGCATCCCCGAGCGCGCGCGTGGCATCACGTTCGGTCAGACCGACGCCGCGGGCCGACGCTGGAAGAGCGCGAACTTCGTCGCCGCGACGCTCAAGGGCGCCTTGCAGGGCATCTACGCTGATGCATTCGTGCGCACCGCCGCAGCAGACGGGGCGACGGGTGTCGTCGTGCAATACACGGACCCCGAGCACGAAGGTCATGGGCGCGTGGTCCCGTTTGCCGAGACCGACGAAACCCCGGGGTATCTCACCGTGCGCAACGAGGTTTTCCACCCCAACTCGCGCGCAACGCTCGCGCGCCAGGAGTAGCCCATGTTCACACCGAACCAGTCGTGCTGGATCACGCCGCCGACCGGGCGCAACCTCTACGGGGAAGACATCGACGGCACGCCCGTGCAGGAGCGCTGTGCGGTCGTGCAGCTGCTCTCCAGGGCGCAGGCCACCAACTCCCGCGCGCAGCTGGCGGGCTCGCAGACGCACGGCGAGGATCTGGTCATCACCGGCAAGATCAAGCTCACCGCGAAAACCACCGCACGGCTTGGCGACAAGCTGCTGGCTGTCGACACAGCGTTGCGCATCGTTTCGATCACGCCGAAATTCACCACCTCCGGTGTGCTCGATCACTACGACGTGGAGGGCACGCCGTGGGTCTAGTCAAGAACAACTTCAACCCGGAACTGCTCGCGCTGAAGATCAACCGGATCGGTGACACCGCCGCGCGCCGCATTCTGGGCGTCATGCGCGAGGAGGGCGACACGATTGCGGAGCTCGCGCGCGAGAACGCGCCGGTGGATGACGGCGAGCTCGAGGACGCGATCCAGGTGGTCGAAGACCGCGGCGGGGTGAACAACCGCGTGCAGGTCACCGTGCAGGTGGATCCGGCCGCCACCGACTCGAAAGGCGTGTCGGTCGTGAGCTACGCGCGGATCATGCACGAGGCGCTCGCACCCTACGGCACGGGCGCCTATCACCTGGGGCCGGCGTCGCTCGCGAAGGACGGCGGCTCGGGCAGGGTAGGTGGCAAGTTCATGGAACGCGCGATGCGCTCGCGGATCGGCGCAATGGGCAAGCGGGTCAAACAGATTGTGAAGGAGTCGACGTAATGCATCTGGAACCGATTGCCGCACTGCTCGAACAGAGCAACTGCGGCGTGCGTGGCAAGACCATTTTCATCAATGAGATGCGGGTCGAAGATTCGGGCCTGCTGCTCAAGGCGAGCTACAAAGGCACGCGCATTGACCCCGAGCTGCCCGGCTACTACAAGGGCACGTTCGCGCTCGTGGCGCGCGCCAAAGGCTACGCCACGGCGAAGGCGCTGATGGACGCAGCGATGGCCGTCATGGTCATCGAGCAGGAGACGGATGTCGGCGAGCTGTTCGTGAAGTATCTGCGAGCGCAAACGCTGCCGATCAGCTACCCGGTCCCGGCCAGTGGCATGACCGAGTTCGTGGCGAACATTGACTGCGCCTACGTGGTTGCCGTATAGTGATATAAGTAACGTGTGACTTACTGTCACCGTTCAAACCTCTTTGCAAAGGAGTTTTTAGTGGCAAG